AGTCGTGTCGAAATACAACATGCCAGCAGCGAGAGCATCCCCATCGTTATCGACAGTCGGCGCACTAGACTTACTGCCTAGATACCTGTCATCAAAGCTGTCTAATGCGGCTAGGGCTGCGTCTTTAGCGGCCACAGATGCCGCCTTAGAAGTCTCACTTGCAGTAGCAGAAGTCGATGCTTCAGAGGCTTTAGTTGTTGCAGTTGACGCGCTTGTCGATGCACCGGAAGCCGAACTTGCCGCAGAGGTTGCCGAAGCTGCCGCCGCATTTTGAGAAACCACGGAGGCATCTTTAGCAACAACGCTTGCATCTTTGGCAGCAACAGAAGCGTCTTTAGCAACGACACTAGCTGCCCGTGCAGTTTCACTTTCGCTGGCCTTTGTTGTCGCTGTAGCTGCGCTTGTAGATGCTCCAGACGCAGAGGTAGACGCTTCAGAGGCTTTAGTTGTCGCTGTCGATGCAGAGTTTACACTGGTGACTTTTGAGGCTTCACTGGCTGTCGCTGAAGATGCCGCAGCAGTCGCTGAAGAAGCCGAGGCTGTCGCAGAGTTCGCCCCTGCGGTGGCCGTGTTTGCACTATTAGTCTCAGCGGTCTCTGCATTTGCCTCCGCAGTTTCGGCAGCAGTTTTAGCGACCAAAGCCGCCTGCCGCGAAACCTCACTAGCTGCTGCCGAGGCCGCATTAGTGCTGACATTGGAAGACGCAGATGCGGCACTCGTAGCTGCTGAAGTGGCGCTGGCTGCGGCTGCGGTTTCACTGGCTGCTGCTGCGGCTGTAGAACTTTCTAGAGCGGTGGAGTTCGCAGCACTGATGCCAGTGCCGCCAAAGAACGAAGATTTAGCCATGTTGGGAGACTCTTTTTTATTTAAGTGTACGCTGGACGGATTTGTTGCAGAGTGCCTGACTGCTCTTGCTCAAAGGCTTGTGTTTGTATCTCCGACCCGAACGCTGCGTACTTAGATTCCCATATGTCTGAACGCTCATCTAAATAATAATCAGACGCATAGGTCAGGGCGGCATAAGTTAAAAGGTCAGGGGCAATTTGGCTGAGTATGTTTTCATCACTGTCGGCCACTAGGTCTGTGAAGAGCGCGTAGTAGTTAAGCACCAAGTCACCGCCAGTAGGCTTCGGGTGTAGCAAAAAGCTACTGCCTTCTCTTGAGAAGAACAGTGGGTTACCTGTCTCGCCAGTAGCAATGTTCTGTTGCATTTCGCGCATAGGCAACTTAGTCAACGCTCGATTTAAATAGTAGATATCGATGGCTTCTAGGAAGTTGGTTGGCAAAGTTACTTTAGATGTAGCAGAAGTAAAACTGTAAGTGTGCTGGGCTTCCATACTTGGGATTCTCAGGCTTCTTTGTATCCTGGCGATACCCTGATCAATAAAAGTGTTAGCAAGGGCATCAGTGATATCTGAGCGATTAAGCAATGCTTTGAAGTGTGTACGGATTTGACCGTAGTTCATTTTTACACCTGCTTTTTAGTCGTTATGAATGCTTCTAAATCCTGTTGCTTTAGTCGCATCAAGATCGCTTTTGGGTCTTCTTTCATCATGTCAAAACCTTCACGAAGCCACTGCTCATAGACTGAGACAGGCACTTCAGCAACACTCATAAATTCACCTTCTTTTTGATTCAGTGAGTTTTCACGCTGTCTGCGTAGAGTGTCCAAGAATGACGGGGCAATATACTGGGTCTGTTCAATGACATTTTCATCGCCTTTGTGTTCAAACATAAAGCGGTTTTGAATATCATGGTAAATGTAATTATCTTTTTTTATCATGTTCGATGTCTCCTTAAAAAACTAAAAGAGGGAGCGGAGTATCTGGCAGGAAAAGGAGAGCAAAACCCCTACCGTCAACCCCGCCCCCAACTATTTAACTAGGACTTAAAATCAAGAAAGTCCTGTGATCATTCCGCTATCAGCGAAGCTTGTATGCTTAACTGAAAGTTCCCCGATGACCATGTGCTTGTCGCTATCGCCATTTTTGGATAACAGTGTGCGAGAGAAAGGACGCAACACACATTGCTTAAACATTGTCGGATCAATCAGGTACGCATTGGTCGCAAGATTTTCACGATTAAGCACAACCTTGAAAGTTCCGAACGCGGTCACAAGTACCGATATGGTATTGACAAGTGTCTGGCTTGCGCCGATGTCCCGCTCACGGCCAGTCGCTGATGCAAAGCCGCCAATGATTAGACTATCAGCAGGCTTGATCATTAGAACTGTAGGATCAGAACCGTTGGTGTAGCAAGTCTGGGCAAGTGTAAGCAACTTGGCTTCTGTCAGAGGATCGGTAGAATTGCTTCCACTATCTAAAGTTGTAGAAATTTGCTGATCGATTGAAGCCATCTTACGGGCAGTAGAAGCGTTAGTATTTACCGCTGCCTGAGAGACACCGACCATCGACTTTTCTACGTCTTTCTTGAGACTTTTTAAAACTTTTGCCAAATTATAGGCTGTCTCTTTCGCTCGCCCGTGGGTAGCCACTACGTCAGAAGTTGCAGATACTTGGAAAGACTCACCAATGATCTGAGTGACGTTTGAACGAGAAGTGGGTTGACCAACTGCGGTCATTGAGGCATCAGCCCCTTCAACTAGTGCGGTAGCGGCAGAAGCGCGTAGGGAATCTTCTAGCCAGTCGAAATTACGAGCAGATACTTTCTCGCTTTTGATCATGGTTTGGAAAGGCGTGGCACTTGGAGAAATGTTTGCAATACTATTTGAAACATCCTCTTTTTTTCCCACAATTGCATAGGTGGTTAAGGTAGTCATTATTTATATCCTGTTAAAAGTGAAAAGATTTAAAAATTAAAAAGGGTTATTCAACATCCCAATTAGCCATTAGCATTTCTGCAATGTCATCTAAATCATTACCTCCACTTGGGCTTTTCCGTAGTTTTTCTTGCGCCGCCTTCTGCTTGCTGATGCGTTGATCAGTTTTATTGGGCGGTGCTTTCTTACTGCGTAGAACCTTTGCGGGTGCTTTAGCTTTCTTAGATTTGGCTACCTGCTTCGACTTATCAAACATCATTGCTTTATGTAGCAACATGATCACGTTAGGATCGGTGTATTGATTGACACTCTCTGCGGGTAAACCACTTGTAATAGCATGTTGTCGAATGTCGTTGTATAACTCAGTACTCCATTCGGGCAACTCTTTCTGAAGAACCTCAATGCAGTTCTTGGCGCTTTCACGCTGCTGTTCTGCTTGTTTGTTTTGGAGTTCTCCGTAAAAACTATTAGCCTCTTCTGTGAGGAATTTAAGATCGCCTTCTGCTAGTTTCGCTTCAGCGCGTAGTGCCGCAAAGTCATCGGGGTTCATTTGCCGTGAGGCAACTAACATATCGACTTCTGAGTAAGGCTTAAAACGCTCCTGTGCGCGAGACAACATAACTTGTAATGAGGCATCTGCACGTTGCATTGCTTCATTGGCTTCTTTCTTTTGGTTTGCTGTTTCTTGAGACTTTCTTGTGAGTGATGCTTCTTGACCGTAGAGCCGCTTGAGGTCTTTCAAAGATGCCTGCTTAGTTTCACCGTCAACTAAAAGTTCAACAAGAGTATCGTCAGACAGACTAACTTCTTCTGTCTCTTCTTCTGCTTCTTCTTTAGTTTCCGAGTCTTCTTCTTGAGGGTCTTCTTCAGTCTCAGATTCGTCTTCTTCGGTTTCTTCATCTAACTCAGTTTCACCAGATTCATCTACGTCATCAGTCTCTTGTTCACTTGTAGATTCATCTGTTGCCTCTAACTTACTTTTCTCAGATAGCTGATCTTCATCAGCGTCTTCCCAGCTTGCTAAAATGGCTTCTGCGGTATCATCCACACTTCCTGAAAATTCGCTTTGCACGTTATCTATAGACATAGTGCTACTCCTCTTCTTGATTAGTTTCTTTTGCATTTATTTGGTCGCGTACTTCGACTTGCTGTCTTAGAGTACTGACCACATCGGTTAAAGCGCGGTAGTGGTTGTATGCCTCTTCACGCTTTACGTTTTGATCTGGAGCCGAACTTAGAAACGCCTGGACAGACACATCTACTAGAGCATTTATCGTCCTAGTAAAAGCGTCTGTATTAAGTAGTATCTCTGCGTCCGAACCTTGCTGTAGTAAAGCTTCTTCTTTATCCATTGCTGCTCTCCTTAAAAGCATATTGTTGTTTAGATAGTCAGAAGTGAGTTCGTCACCGCTTCGTATCTTCTCTCTTGCTACTACATAGAAGCCTTGTTTTGTGGCCTCCATATAAGTATTTGGCTCACCAGAGTGGTTGATGAACCTCCCAGCGGGAGTGCGTTTGTCATACAGCCTCGCAGGGCATATGCGCTCTCCACTGTCCATATCCCTTGTGGCAAATAGCCCTACCCCATGAATAACAGAGGGGCAAACTTTGACAGGGTATTTACCATTGAACGGGACACGGTCTGTGCTGTTATTTGACATTTCCCAGACTTGTGAGGCTGTAATACCCACAGACCTAAGAAATTCCTCGTAACTAGCCATTAGGTGATGCGATAGCCGTGATCTCATCTGCTTGTTGTGCAAGTAGAAGTTCTGCGGTATCTATGACTTTCTTGTGATTCAGTTGTGCTTCACTAAGATCAACTTTGTCACTCTGTATAGCAAAGGTGTTCTCTGCTTTCAGACGCTCTAGTTCCAGCTTCATCTGCATGTTCTGGATATCCATCTTCGCCTTCATCTCGCCAAGTGCAGTTTGTCGCTCTTGCACTTCCAACTGTTTCTTCATTAGTTCTAACTGAAGTTCTTGTGCTGGATCAGGCTTTTCCTCTGGTAGCTGATCAGGGCTAGTTAAATACTCTGCAACATTCTTAATACCAGACAATTCCATGACCTTGGACATCAATTGAAATTGGTTCTGAGGGCTGTACATCTTTGCGAGATTAGGGTCACCTTGGAAAACTTGGTGCATAGCCATATACTTTTGGCCTTCCTTCTCTTGCTCACCATAGCCAAGAGAAAGTTCTACAGTCACATCTCTCTTGTCTGCCCAGTCATTAGGATTAATCTCAATGTACTTACCACTGATCTCAACTACCTTTTCTGCTTCTTCATTTTCTATGACTAACTGGTATATAAACTGATACAGAGGTTTGACGAACTGCGTTGCGAAGTTTCTGGCTATAATTTTCTGACGTTGCTGTGACATGGTAGCCAACTGCTCTACCATCGCCGCCGAGTTCTGCTTTGAGACAGCATCTTTGTTTAAACCTTGCGACAAAGAACTTACACCCGTGGTCTCTTCCATGTTGCTGGATAGCATATCTATAGTGGTAAAGACAAACGGGTTCAGTGGGGATTGAAGCATAGGGGTGATAGCGTCTGGGCGAGTTACATTTACCAAGCCACCAACGCGGTTGTCTATCAGTTCTTTAGGGTTAGTGAGGCCACCCTTCAAAACTTGATAGCGCGGGTTATTGGTAATCATTGCATGGTCTAAGATAGACCTTGTTAAGACTGTTCTGGCATTCTGAGTTGCCACCAGTTTGTCAGCAAAGTTATTACCGTAAAAAGCGTGAGGGATCGGTAGCGGAACAAATGCAATGAATGGTTTTCTATTAACCTTCTCTTTTTCAAGAAGCACATTACCGGCTTTCATTATCTTATAGAGTTCTGCAACTCCCGACCCCTCAACGTCCAACTCCATGTAGACTTCATGTACCATTACCGTCCTAACTTGATCTTGGTAACCTTGACTATTGAAGCCTCTGTCAGCATTGATAGAATCGTGACGCGCCAACACTTCTAAGTCGGTGTCTAAGTCAACGTCAGTGTGATCGCCTATCTTGTCTAACAGTTTTTCTTCGTACCCCATTGATCGCAAGTCGGACAGTGTCTTCTTAGTACGATGGGCGCAAAACAATACGCTATCTAAAGACTTAGCTTGCGATTCAATCAGGAACTCTTCTGGAGGTATATTTTCTATTACTACTTGGCTAGTATCACGGGTCACCAGTATCTCACCGGATGTCAGCCCAAGATCATCTTCTTCTGTGTCACCCAGTTCAACATTGTCTTGAGCCAAGAGCATGTCAAGTTCGTCTTCAGTCAGGTTTTCAAAGAATTCAGATATAGTTTCTGACTGTTGCTGCCAGAACACTTTAGTAATACCCACACGGGCTGTAAGGCCATCGTGAATTACTGAGGACATTACAGAGTAAAGATCGTTCTGCCTGTGTGCCACAAAGTCTGTGTAAGCAGAGCATACGGTAGCCATCTCTACGTCATCTTCGTTCTCTGGCGCAAAGTGGACGATCTTATTTCCCGCAGAGAAGGTCTCTAGTAACGCAGCCCTCATCGACTCGACTGCATTCCAGACATCCAAAGATACATATTTGGAATTACCATCATGGGTTGGCTTTGGCATGTTGCCACTGTAGTACTCCATGACATTTGCACGTTCACGGCTCAAGGCGCTGTCGTGGTAGCCAACTGAACGTCCTACACTTTCATCGCACAATGCAACTATCTCTGCGTCAGAGAGTTTCTTGTAGTCCTTTTTCTTAGCCATAAATTTAAACCATTTCTATATAAAAATTATCGGTGGATTCGACAGGAGTCCAAGCACCAGTGTGAACGTGATTGGCAAGAGCAAGCGCCATGACACAATCGTCATAGCAACCAGCTTCGGCCTGCATAGCGCCACTTTCGGTGACTATATAACTCAGCATTTCGCGCAGCGTGACTTTGCAGTTCACCTCCAACTCTTCATCACGCATTGCTGCGCGTAGTTGGTCTATGATTAAAGGTTTTGTCTTCTGAGTCGTTGTGAAACCTAGCTTTGTAGTTTCTCGATCAGTAATTTTGTCAAGCTGCTGCTCTGTGTGGAAATTGGGGTACGCCATATCTTTTCCCAGGCGGGTACACGTTA